GCACCCACCGAATATAATCCATCAACAACAATAGGCATATACATGCCGGATACACTAAATTTTGTACAAAACGCTCAGTATGACAATTTAAGTATTGCTGATGCGATATCAGAGTTTCCTGGGCTGGGACAACCTGCAAAAGCAATATTCTCGACATTAAGTGGTACTACAGTAACAAGAGGTGTTTTAGCCAATATTGGTGTTGTTTTCAATCCCCAAGAACAATTGTTGTTTGAAGGTATTGATTTTAGAACATTTGACATGTCATTCACAATGACACCAAGAACAAAGAATGAATCCGAAATGGTGAAAAAAATAGTATATCAATTGAGATATCATTCGGCACCAGAAATTAATAGTGGTACAGCAGGATTTTTCTTTACACCACCTTCAGTTTTTGAAATTATGTTTATGAGCAATGGCGTTGAAAATGAAAATTTGCCAAAACTAAAGAGATGTGTATTGGAAACAGTAGATGTGAATTATGCACCAAACGGGTGGGCTGCACATGAAATTGATGGTGCACCAGTACAAACAAGTTTGCAAATGAGATTTAAAGAAATTCTTCTTATTGATAAGAACGAAATTGCAAAAGGGTTCTAAATGCAATATTTTCAAACTCTTCCACAAATTAATTTAACAGATTATAGTGGCACAACAAAAACAATGGTTAATTTGATGGCCAGAGCAAACATCATACCAAGTTTAATGAATGACCCTTTACTGTTCTACACATACGATATTCGTGATGGTGAAACCGTTGAAATAATAGCAGACAGATATTATAATGATCCTTATCGTTATTGGATAATTTTATTTTGCAATCAAATGTTGGACGCACAATGGGATTGGCCACTCGACAGAGATTCTTTTGAGAGATACATAACGGACAAATATTCAGCCGTGAATCCATATACAACTGTGTATGAATATCAAAAAGTAGTTACTCAATATAACACATCGACCGAAACAACCACAGTAAATAAATTTGTCATAGATCAATCAACATATAATAATTTAGTTAATTCCACACAAACATTTGTTTTTCCTGGTTCATCAACAACAATAACCACATCCAAAAGAATCGTCACACTTTATGACTATGAACTTGAGTTGAACGAATCAAAAAGAACAATCAAAATACTGAAAGCTGATTTTGCTGATAAAATTGAAAGTGAATTTGAAAATTTGATGGATGAAAAATGACAACAGATACACAAGATAATGCAGCATTTTCACCTCAAGATGCCAGTATAGATGACATAACAATTGTTACTGTCAATGGAAATTACAATGTAAGAAAACTGGTTGTTGAATTGTCCTATTTTGAGGACCTGTATTCCTTTGTAATTTCTGGTTACGTTATCTTGCGTGATGGTCGAGGTTTGATCGAAAAGTTGCAACTTAGTGGTAAAGAACACATTGATTTGGCTTTTGGTAAAACAAAAAACGGTTCAAACGCAGTCAAAAAAAGATTTAGATTATATTCTATTCCTGAAAGAAAACCAGTTGGTAATTTGAGTAGTGAATTCATTAAACTGCATTTCTGTTCAGAAGAATTGTTAACTTCCGAATCAATAAAAGTTACACAATCATACAAAGGTAAAGCGGTTTCTGAAATCATTTATGATATTTTGAACAATAAAATGAAAATTGATCCAATGAGGATTAATATCGAACAGACATTTGGTATGTATGATTTTATTGTTCCCGTTTTAAAACCTTTTGAGGCCATTAGTTGGTTATCGACATATGCAAGGCCAAATAGAAACAATAAAATTGGTGCCGATATGTTGTTCTATGAAACAAAAGATGGTTTTAAATTTAGTTCTTTGAGTACACTATATACAAATCCAATAAAAAACACGTATCGATATGACCAAAAAAATATACAAGAAAGTTTTGACAAAAAAGTAACAAGTGTTTTAGATTATGAATTTGTTCGTGCATTTGATAGTTTGAGAGATATTCACGCAGGTACTTTTGCAAATAGACTCATTACTTTAGATCCTTTAAATCGTACATTTCTTGTTACTGATTGGGATTACAATGATTACAAAGGATTGACCTTAAATCCAAATGATGCAGCACCAGATTTTTACACAAAAGATGGTGAAAAAATAAGTGATAAACACGAAGCGTTATTAAAATTAGCAATTTCAAATGCCAACCAACAGAGAAAAGATACCTTTTCCGGTTACAATGTGGCACCCGATATTTTCTTAGAAACCACAGTTCCAAACAGAACCGCACAACTTTCACTTGCAAACTATACGGTCATCAAATTGAGAATTCCTGGTGACACCTCGTTGACTGCGGGTGACACCATACAATTCAATCTACTTTCTCTAGATGGATCTCAAGGCAAAGGATTGGATGAATATTATTCTGGTAAGTATTTGATTACCTCAGTTAGACATGTAATACAATCACAGGGTATTTTCCAAACAATATTAGAAATAACCAAAGACAGTTCTATTGCACCGTATAAAGAGCCCAAAAGTTTGAACATAGGATGATAAAATGATACAGAATTTCTTAGGTAAAGATGGTTTTATTTGGTGGGTTGGTATAGTAGAAAACCGAGTGGACCCAATGGGATTGGGTAGATGCCAAGTCAGAATATTTGGATGGCATTTTGACGGAACGGACAAATCTAAATTGAAAATACCAGTTGAAGATTTGCCTTGGGCGATGCCTCTGTTACCTGTAAACGGTTCAAAAAACTTTTCTGTGCCTGATAAAGATGATTGGGTGGTAGGTTTCTTTTTAGATAGTGGTGCAGCTCAATTTCCTGTAATGATGGGTGTATTGCCTGGATTCATACCTACACAAAAAGATAAATCTTATGGTGGAGTTAAATGATAGAAAAATCAGTTAATGTTGCGAACACAGAAATAATCAATTTTAGGGTAGTTGAAAGATTACCACCCAATTCTGCGTATGCAAAATTATTAAACAGAGAAGGTGTGCAAACAACACCTCAAATGGCTCGTGGTTATTTGCCAGGTTCTGCAATTGCTATTATGAATGGTAATTTAGCACACGTTTGTGATTTTAAATTTATATTCAATGTTGATATTAATTTGTTTGGTGGGATAAACCCTGTTGCAGCAATACAGAAAGCGATTCGTGGCGCACAGTTGAAAGCTACAAATAGATTGAGATTGTTATTACAAGATGCTGGTAGAGTATTCAGAGAAACCATTAATGCGATTATTGCAGCCTTGGGATTGGATCCAACAGGTCAAGTGTCTTTCTATTTCTCCACGGGTAAAGACATACTGAGAAAAATCAATGATACGATTGAATATATTGCTGAAAAACTTGAGGCTGTATTAGAATGGGTATATTTCGCACAACAAATTACACAATTAATTCAATGGATTCAAAGTTTACCAGAAAAAATTAAAAATTTATTGTTGGCTTGTTTGAAACAATTTACCAGTTCTTTACAACAAATTGCCGACAATATCAAAACTCTACCACAACAAGTTGCCAATTTGACTCAGGGACAAATAGAGGCTATCGCAAATTCATTTATTGCAGCTGAACAGGCAGTAAAAAGCACATTGGAAGATGATTTGATTAAAAACCAAAGCAATTTACCACCAGGTGCAGTAGCTGCAATTACAGATAATAGTGCCAATACAATCATAAATTATATAAGTTCGACGACACCAAATTCAAACACAATAATGGCAAATTCAATTTCACAACTTTTTTCTGATTCGGAATCACCTTAATTATGCAAAAACCAAGTTTCATAGATGCATGGACAGAGCCAGAATCGGCTGCCAATACGGATTATCCACCAGTTTATCCGTATAATAATGCAACACTAACAAAAGGTGGTCATTCCTTCGAACTGGATGACACACCAACCCGTGAACGTATTCGTTTACAACATTCCTCAAACACATTCCTCGAAATGCATCCAAATGGTGATGAGGTACACAAAATCGTTAGAGATGGTTATCACATTGTGGAAGGTGACAATTACATAAGAATTGGTGTAGATGACGGCAATAAAGCAAAGAAGTTGCAAATTGAGGTTTATGGTGATGTAAAGATGCACATTCATGGTAACATGGTGCAACAAATTGATGGAAACTTTGAACAAGAAGTCAAAGGAAATTACACACAAACAGTTTACGGAGTTTCAACACTTTCTTCTTTTGGAAATATGAGATTGAACGCCGGTGTGCAACCCTTGGGCAAACTGGTAATTAATGCAGCAGACCATGTTCGTATCAACGGCGACTTAAATGTTTCGGGTGAATCGACAGCAAACAAAATTACATCACTGACCAGAGTTGATGCAGGAACTGGTGTGGGCGCAGGACCATTAGGTTTTGTGACAATAACTGGAGGTTTGGCCGTAGGAATACCAGCTGCGTTGCCTCTAAATGTGGTTTGTGCAGGACCAATTACATCTTTTGCTTCTGTAAATGCACCTCTCGGAACATTTGGAATTTCTTCTTCGATTCTAGCATTTGATGTTGTGAACCAATTGTTGAGAAGGGTGCATACGCACATAGCAAAATTTGGGCCAACTACGCCGCCTGTTACTGGCCAAGAATTGAAAGGAACTTAAAGAATGAGTGGAGTTTATGCTTTATTGGGATTTCCAACAACAGATCCAATAGCAAATAGTGGAGTGGAGAATCTTTCAACAAAGGTTCAAGTGCAAATGTCTATGATGCCTCCTCTATTGACAGATTGGCAACAGGCTGACTTAATATCAAATGAAGTTGAAAATTATTTTCAAAATCCTTGTGCGAATTCAACACAAATTATTTGGAATACGGCAAATACCGTTTCTGGTATAGATTTTGCAAATGTAACTTTTACGAATACCAACATTTCAAATTTGGTTTCTTATATTACAATACAAGTTTTCAACATTTCACAAAATATTGCAAATGCTTTCTTGATTCACACCAATCGAATGTCAAATGTGACACCTATGGATGTAGATGTTGAGAAACCACATTATGAAACTGCTATTGGATATGGTAAAATGATGATGTATATTACAAATCAGACAGATAATATACAGAATAATTCTCCTATTATGGGAAACTTTACCAGTATACTTTTTGCAAATACTTTGAACGTTTATGCAAATAGTTTCCAGAGTAATTCTCAGATATTTTTGAGTTCTATAGGTGTTGGACCACCGTATACTTCAAATTTGACATTAGTTCAAGCGCAATCTTGGGCAAATTCTGTAAATTCTGCTGTTTTAATGGAAAATTACAGACAACAAGACAATACATTCTTTCAAAATTCAAAAATAGTTTTGGATCGTTATAATAAAGTCAGTCAATTCAATAAAATCGGTCAAACAGAACTTTATTTGATGAATACTTTTATTGGATCGGAGGGTCTGAAGGCAAATCTGGCAAATACTACCGCAAACACATAATCCAAAAATTTCGAAATTTTCGATTCCGGCCTGAAATTTTTTTCCAGCGCTCTCAAAGTTCCAAAAAGCGTTTTTACTTTTACACATAAATAAAAAGATGGCACAGACACTAACTAAAATCTATTCCGATATAGACTTCACCTTCACTAAGAAACCGGTGACGGCTGATGTTGCGCTTAGTTATGACGCTCAGGCTGTAATTCGTTCTATTAGAAATTTAGTTAGAACCAACCACTATGATAGACTTTTTAATTCCGGTCTTGGTAATAATTTGAATTCTTTGTTGTTTGAACCAGTATCCACACTTACTAGCGTGTCGATTGAATCTGAAATTAGAACAATGATTAACACATATGAACCGAGAGCAATACTAGAAGCTGTAGATGTTAAAGCCGAAACGGACAATAATCGTTATTCTATCTCCGTCACATTTTATTTGGAGAATGCTACGCTACCAACAACAACAACAATCCTTTTAGAGAGAATTAGATAAAATGGCGGGTGCAAATTCACAAATTCAAATATCAGAACTTGATTTTAATAACATTAAAGAAAATCTAAAGACTTTTTTAAAGTCACAAGATGTTATTAAAGATTACAATTTTGAAGGTTCTGCTATGTCTGTTCTGTTGGATGTTTTGGCATACAACACGCAGTACAACTCATATTATTTGAACATGGTAGCCAATGAAATGTTCTTAGACACCGCTTTAATGAGGGGTTCTATAGTTTCTCAAGCAAAATTATTAAACTACACACCACGTTCAGCAATATCTTCACAAGCAATCGTTGACATTACAGTTTCAAACGTTTCAACACCAACATTGACACTAACAAAAAACCATCAATTTTTATCGGAAAATATTGACGGCATTAGTTATGTTTTTGTTGCCGAAACAGAAACAACGGTAGATGTTGTTGGAAATCAAGCAGTTTTTAGTGATATTATTTTAAGAGAAGGTAGTCCATTAAATATAACTTACACGGTTGATATCACATCAAATCCAAACTTTGTATTTAAGATACCAGAACAAAATGTAGATACTACTTCTTTGGAAGTTACTGTACAACAATCAATATCCAATTCTCAATTCAGTGTTTACACACAAGCATCAGATGTTCTAATTTTAGATGGCGATTCTAAAGTTTATTTTTTGCAAGAAAATATTGATGGATACTATGAAGTTTCTTTTGGTGACGGTGTACTAGGCAAACCACTTGTTGATGGTAACTTGGTCATTTTATCTTACAGAAGTACTAATGGCCTTGCGGCGCAAGATGCAAATAGTTTCGTCACCATGAGTGCAATAGAAGGGTTTTCAAACATAGTAATTAACCCATTGCAGGCAGCTTCAGGTGGTGCAGATAGAGAATCAATAGAATCTATTAAATTTCAGGCGCCAAAGTCTTTTGCTGCACAAAAACGTGCCGTAACCAAACAAGATTACATCACAGCAATACAACAAAACTCTTTGGGTTTTTCTTTTGATGCAGTAAGTGTTTGGGGTGGTGAAGAAAATGATACACCAGTTTATGGACAAGTCTTTATTTCATTGAAACCATCTGGTGCATACAATTTGACCACCATACAAAAACAAAAATTGATTGAAGAAGTTATCAAACCCATCTCGGTGATGACAGTTCAACCAACAATTGTTGACCCAGATTACACATATTTACAGCTGACAACCAATGTTTACTACGATCCAAAGAAAACAAATTTGACACCAGGTCAATTAAAAACAACAATTAAAAATACAATCAGTTCTTTGGCCGCAAATTCTTTAAACACATTCAACTCAACATTTAATGTAACTGACTTCAATAATGCAATCAACAATTGCAATCAGTCCATTATTACGAATGAATTAAACGTCCAGGTTCAAAAGAAATTATTTCCAATATTAACAACATCAACAACATATAGACTATATTGTGGTGTTCCTTTGAAAAAAGGTATGTTCTTGAGTGGTATTGGTAGTTCTCCTTCAATGAAGTTTAGAGATCCGGTTACTCCAAGTTTGATTATTGATGGCGTTTACTTAGAAGAAGTTCCTTCATCTACTGGCGGTGTTGAAAGTGTTTCGGTAATCAATCCAGGTTTCTCATATCAAGAAACACCTACCGTAGAAATATTGGGCGATGGCACTGGTGCGACAGCAGAAGCAATTATTACATCAAATGGTACTATCAAAGAAATCAATATAATTGATAAGGGAACAGGATATACAAGTGCGATAGTAAAAATTACTGCTGCATCTAATGATACAACAGGTCAATTGGGTTCTGCCGTAGCCAATTTAGAAGGTCGTTACGGTACGATCAGAAGTTATTATAACAATAATGAAAATGTAAAGAATATATTTGATGCAAATGTTGGTACAATAGATTACAATTTGGGTGTTATCACTTTGGATTCTTTTAATCCTTATGATATCAATAATGAATTAGGTCAGTTAACAATTACGGCCAATCCAACCACCACAATTATATCTTCTACATACAATAGAATTATTACTGTTGACCCTTTTGATCCAAATTCAATTATTGTTAACCTTATTCCTAAGACAACATGATTCCAGGAAATCAGAAAACTTCTCTGCTATTACAATCTCAACTTCCTGGATTCGTTAAAGAAACTCCGGAGTATGAGAACTTTATTCTGTTCTTGCAGGCCTATTACGAATGGTTGGAACAGAACAATAATGTCACAAAAGAATCCAAAAGTTTGTTGTCGTACAAAGATATTGATACCACAACAGATGAATTCATGGATTATTTTGTCAATGATTTTCTTCAATATTTTCCAGAAGATGCATTGATTGACAAAAAGACTGCCGTTAAGTATGCGAGACAACTGTACTATACAAAAGGAACTCCTGCATCTTATCAGTTTCTTTTCAGAGTATTGTATAACTCGGATTTTGACCTGTTCTACACAAAAGATGCGGTACTTAAAGCATCGGATGGAACCTGGTATGTTGCCAGAAGCGTGCGTCTGGCATCAAGTGATATAAATTTTTTAGAAGTTGCAAACTATAGATTGTTTGGTGAAACATCAAAAACAATTGCAACAATCGAAAATGCAGCAATCGTTGGTACAAAAATTGATGTTTTCATATCAAACATCACAAGATTGTTTCAGTCTGGAGAATTCGTCCGTGTTGTTGATTCAAACAATCAAGACGTTCTTTTTGGTGGCCAACCACTTAGAGCAAAGATTATTGGTCAAGTTAGCCAAATACGAATTGATCCGGCCAACAGAGGATTGTTATATCAACCAGGTGATCCAGTCATTCTCTACGGCGGATTAAACTCCAACACTGGTATAGGTGGCACCGCTGAGGTTGGTCAAACCACAACAGGTTCTATTGAACGTATTAATGTAATCAATGGTGGTTTTGGTTATAGAAATTTACCAAATACGAAAATAGCAATAACAAATGCCCCCGGTGCTATTGCATCTGTTTCCGGTTTAAATCCTGATTTGCAATTGAGAGCAAATGTGGCTTTAATACCTGCCGATATCATCAGTTTGAAACAATACATTGCTTTGAATGCCAACAATTATGGTTTTAACAATGCAGCTTCAGCAAATGCAAATACCAAATTATCTGACGCATTCACATTCTTATCATTTGCAACATTTCCAATTTCTTCTGTTGCAGTTAATAATGGTGGCGGCGGCATCTCACAAATTCCTACCGTAACAGCAACATCATACTATGACACGGAGGCAACCGCCAATACTAATTTGGCCAATCTTGGCATATTGGCACCAATTCAAATCATAGATGGTGGCCATGGTTATCAAGCAAACGATGTAATTGTATTTACTGGTGGTATAGGCATTGGTGCTCGAGCGAATGTTACATCAGTTAGTGGCACTGGAAGTATAACACGTATTGAATATGTGGATGATCCAGCAAGAAGATATCCTAAAGGTGGTTTTGGATATAGAAAAATTAATTTACCGAATGTATCTGTTCAATCTGCAAACGCACAAGCCGCAAACGCACAAATATATGTTCCTGGAATTTTAGGTGAAGATGCAACGTTCTCTGTTGTTACAAATAGAACGGGTTCGGTCACTTCTATTAATCTATTGAATGGCGGTGAAGATTACATTGCTGCACCAAATGTTTCATTGAAGGTACAAGACATTGTTGTTTCGAATGTTTCTATATCCAATTTACCTGAATTAGGAGATACCGTTTATCAAGGCGCAAACATTAATGTAGCTTCGTATATTGCCACAGTAAATTCGATATCAACTTTACAATTCAATGAAGATCCAACACTAACTCTTTTTAATCTAAGAGTATTTAATTACAGTTCGCCGCCAGATCCTAATTTGGTATTGAGAATTGATAGAAACATCAATGCAATTATGTCCAATACGGCGTTCAATGCAAACTACAATCAGTTTGGTGTTAGAGTTTATGGTGACGGAAATGCAAGAGCAAACGCATCTTTCTTAAACGGATTGGTCATTAGCCAAGGACAATACCTAAACTCCAAAGGACATCCAAGTTCTTTCGATGTATTACAGAGTTCAATTTATAATAATTACACTTATATTTTAACAGTACAGAAAGAGATTGCAAAATATCGTGATGTATTATTGAACCTACTACATCCATCCGGTATGAGGGTTTTGGGTAGATATTCACTGAAGGCTAATGTGGAGTATAAAATGGACACCCAAGAGGCGGTGTTCCAAGGTTATCCATTGGATTATTACACACAATATCCAGGTACACACGCACACATCTACACAAGTAATACAAACGCAAGTAATAATCTAATATTCTTAGACAATTTGGCCGGCGCAAACATTGAAAATTTTATTTTCCCAGCGCAAAGTATAATTACACTTACACCAACAAATGGTCCGCAAGTTTATGGAGAAGTAACTGCGGTAAATGCCGTTAGTAATACAGTTACCATTTCAAGTAATGTTTGGTTGACCTTTGCAAATGTGGCTTACATTACAGGAAACACATCAAGCAATGTCATAAATATATTGTCATTGACTGGCAGATATGATATAGTTAATAATAGAAAATACAGCAACACATCTTACCCTTTGAAAGATATTGTGTATGCCGGTGATGTTATCTATGTCAATAATAATTCAAGTAAAATTGTTTCTTCTGTTGATTATGCAAACAATAAATTAATTTTAACAACAAATCTTTCATCTAATGTTGGAAATTCTTTCTTGACTGTAACAAGAACATACAAAGCCAACAGTCAAACAAGTAGTGACCAAATTAGAATCTACGGTCCGTTAGGACAAGTTTATGTACCACAACTATTAACAGAAGATGGTAACATATTGTCAACAGAAGATGATGAACAACTTCTATTGGGGTAAACAATGTCAACAGTAAAAATTACACAATTAACTGAATCGGTTTCTTTGAACGCAAATACGGCAAACACAATACTTATTGGTGTTGATTTGCCGACTTTAACTACGGTCAAATTCTCTTTGGAAACTTTAATTTCAAGAGTTTTGTCTGCAACAGCTGTTGATTCATACGCAAACTCGGCCTATAATAAAGCAAATTCTGTATTCAGTCAAGCAAATGCAGCATTCTTACAGGCCAACTCAGCATATGCTTCACAGAACGTAACTGGAACATATGCCAATTCTGCCTATGCAAAAGCAAATTCTGCATTGGCTAACACAACAGGAACATTTAGTGGTAACTTAACAGTTTCAGGAAATGTAACTGTATTAGGTCAAACAAGTTCTATTGGACCAGTAAATACAGGTAATCTAATTGTTTTCGGTACAAGCACACTCACAGGTAATGTGGTGATGAATGCTGCAACTTATATGACAGGTGCAGTAACTGTTAACAGTACCATGGTTCTCTCAAATAGTAACTTCAATACAACTGAAGCCGCAATGACGATCAAAGCTACTGCAACTGTTCAAACACCATCACAGTCTGGAACAATGTTGCACATTTCGGGAAAAGCGAATACACCATCAAGAATTATTTTCGATTCATTTAGCACAGATGGTTCAGCTTATGGTATTGTGGCGGGAAGAACAGCACGTGGTACAGTAGCATCACCAACAGCGACACAAAACAATGACGTTTTAATGCGTTTTGCTGGCAATGGTTGGGGCACAACAGGCTTTGCGCCACTTGGTGTTGCACGTATTGATATTGTAGCTACTGAGAACTACAGCGATACGAACCGTGGCTCAAAAATTGTTTTCTATAATGTTCCAAATGGTTCGAACACAGTGAATGAAATTGCATCATTCAATGCAGACCATGTTGATTTTACAGGGGTTGTTTCTCCATCAAAAGGTTTCATTTACACACCAAGAATTTTAACTGGCGCACAAACCGCAATCACAATTAATTTTGCAACAGACTCAATGGTTAGAGCTACATTCAGTTCAACACTTACTATGTCGTTCTCAAACTATACTTATGGTAAAGTTGTTGAAGCATGGCTTACCAACACCGCAGGTACGGGACAAACTATAAACCTTGGTGTTCAGGCCAATAACTCCACAACAGGTGCAACTACACTTACAGTTGCTTCACAGCGATCAGCAAAATTACAGTACTTTAGCATTGATGGTGACTTAGCAAATACTTTTGTTGCAATATCTTATAACTAATTGGAATAAAAAATGGCAAACAAAGTAATCATTGCACCAGACGCAAAAGTAATTCAAGTACAACAGACCTATTATTCTCCAGTGGCCGTGGTTCCACCAAGAACATCTATTCCAATTGGAACAACTTATTGTTTTCTATCTAAAGTTGATCCTTGGCCAAATGAAAATGATCCTCCTGTACCAGGTGTTGACCAAAAAAGTAGAAAAGAAATATTTAAAAACATGTTTGTGGCCAAACTGGTAAAGACCAGTGATATTTCTCCCGTTGTAGAACGAATTAATTGGTCCGCAAATACAACTTATGATTTTTATCGTGATGATATTGACATTTTGCAACAAGACGTAAACGGAAATTTGGTGTATCATTTCTACGCAAAGAACAAGTACGACCAGGTTTTCAAATGTTTATGGAATGCTAATAATTCTCTTGCAACAGACGAACCTTTCTTTGAACCAGGCACATATAACACCAATAACATCTATGAAGGTGCCGATGGTTATAAGTGGAAGTTTATATACTCCATAGACACAGGTTCAAAAGTTAAATTTATGGATTCAAAATGGATGCCAGTAAGTGTTTCAAATACACCGAATCCATTGTTGGCATCTGCTGGGTATGGAAGTATTGATGTAATTAATGTTTTCAACGGCGGTTCTGGATATGACCCAGCTAATTCCACAATTACAATTCAGGTTGTTGGTGATGGAACTGGTTGTAACGCCGTAGCCAATGTGGTCAATGGAAGTTTAAATGATATTATTGTTACAAGTCCAGGAAGAAATTATACTTTTGCAAATGTAGTAATTCAAACAGTTTCGGGTTCAGGTGCAATTGTTTATGCAAACACTTCTCCTGTGGGTGGCCATGGTTATGATCCCATTTCAGAATTGGGTTGTTCTCATGTTATGTACTCAATTGAATTCAATGGTAGTGAGGGCGGTGCCATTCCAACAGACATTGATTTTCATCAACTTGGAATATTAATTGAACCAACATCTTTGCCAAGAAGTCCTAATCCAGCAAATAGTAATATTTACAGTACCACAACAGATTTTGTTGTTGCACCAGGATTCGGTTCATACCAAAATGATGAATATATTTATCAAGGAACTTCTCTGGAAAACGCCACGTTTACGGCAAGAGTGTTGAGTTTCGACACATCGACCAATATACTTAAGCTTATAAATACATCAGGCAATTCAACACTCAATGGATCCGTTTTCGGTAATACATCTGGAACTGCAAGAACCCTTTTATCCGTTAGTTCACCAACATTTGTTTTATTCTCTGGTTATATCGCATATGTTGAAAACAGAACAGGCGTACAGAGAAGTGCTGACGGAATCGAACAGTTTAGATTGGTTTTAGGATACTAAAGGAAAAAAATGTTAAATTTTAATGTAGAACCATACTATGATGATTTTGATCCATCAAAGAATTTTCATCGTATTCTTTTTAAACCCGGTTCGGCTGTTCAGGCTCGTGAATTAACACAGTCTCAGACTATTTTACAGAATCAGATTTCGAATTTTGCTAATCATATTTTCTCACAAAATACTCCAGTTACTGGCGGCCAAGTTACCATCAACCAAAATTGTTACTACTTAAAGTTAAACAGACAGTATAATAATACAAATATTGTTGCCGCAAATTGGTTGAATAAAATAATTACTAATGTTACAGGAAAAGTTTTAGCAAAAGTTATCAAGACAGCTGAAGCGACAGGAACAGACGTTGAAGCTGGTGATCCACCAACATTGATTATCACATACTTGTCTGGTGTTCAATTTGGTGACGCAGATACAATCTATGCTGTTGATGGCACAAATATTTTTGCTACAATTATTGGTACAGCTGGCGGTACCACAGGTGTTGGCCTTTCTTCTGTTGCTTCCATTTCTGACGGCGTTTTCTATGTAGTGAATGGTTATTCTGAATCATCCATACCAAATGAAGATGGAACATTCACAAAATATTCTGTTGGAAACTTTGTTGCTGTTCAACCACAAACAGTAATACTAAGCAAATACAGTAACACACCATCAGCCAGAATTGGACTTTCAATAGGTGAACAAATCATTGACTATGTTGATGATTCTTCTTTGTTAGATCCTGCCGTTGGTGCATCAAACTATCAAGCTCCTGGTGCAGATAGATATCAAATTGTTTTAACTTTGAGCACTTTACCTTTAGCCTTGGGTAACGACGATCAATTCATTGAGTTGGTGAGAATTGATGATGGCAATATTGAAAAACAAGTTGATAATACGGTTTATTCCACAATTGACGACTATTTTGCAAAGAGAACCGCAGAAACAAATGGTGATTATGTTGTAAGTAATTTCAAAATTACACCTTCAGCCAACACATTAAATGCCAACACTTACGTTCTTGGTGTGGGTCCTGGTATTGCATATGTTCAGGGTTACAGAGTTGAAAATCAATCAACATTTGAAATTGAATCGAATCGTGCAAGAACCACAAGAACAGTAAACAATAATGCCAACTACATTGATTATGGTAACTTTGTTTATGTTGACACAGTAAAAGGATTGAACGGTGGATTCTTTGATATTACCACCGGTGCAAATGTGGATTTTCACATTGTTGGACCAACAGATATTGAACGTGCAAACTCTGCCGCATATAACAAAACTTTGGCTGCTACTGCCAAGATTCGCAGTCTAACATATACTCAAGCTTCAAACACTTCGAATTCTCAAACATATGTTTACAAAGCTCATCTGTTTGATATTTCAAGTAAGACGATTACAAGTAATGTTGCATCAGCCAATACAACTTACACCACTTTATATACCAACAATGGAAAATTCTCCAACGTAGCCAATGCTTATGTTGGTACCACAATCACAATCGATTCGGGAACATCTGTTGGTGATACAAGAACAATTACATATTATAATCCAATTAATGGAACAATTCAAACAGATGCACCGTTCACAATAACACCTGATGCAACATCTCAAATTTCCATCAGATTTGGTGTTAAAGATTTCGATTCAATGGTTTATGCCAATTCAACCTTTGATCTTTTGGGTACATCAAGTCTAAGTACTTACGGAAAAGTTGGCGGATCACCAACAGGTTACACTCAACTATACAGTACAACCAATACACAATTGTTGTTTCCATTAGGAAATCAATACGTAGCTGGCGTTACAGATTCATCTTATACAACTACACAAGAATTTAGAGCACAAGCTTTTGGTTCTTTTTCAACGGGTTCTCGCCGTTATCTACAATTGGATCCCTCTGCAACAGGAACATTCGATTTAATTAAGACAGCATCTGGTTCTAATCCAGAACCAGTGGATGCGGTATTACAAAACTGGGTGGTAATCAATAATAATACAGGTGAATTACTTGATTTCACCAAAGCGGGAAGAAGTATTGTTGTAGACACGGATAAAAATGGTGTTTATTTGACCGCTCTAGACCTCTCACCGTTTACCGCAACAATTTATACCAAGTTAACTGTTACTGATGGTAACGACACAAACTTGGTGTTGAAATCTAAAACATTGGTGACGGCTAACACAACAGTTGCAAGCTCAGCAGGACCGGATGGCATAGTAAACAACACTTATATTGATACAACAAATGGTCAAATTTGGATTCCAACAGCTGGTGTAGTTGACTTCGGAACAAATCAAAGTCTGTATGTGTCCGATGTTAAAAGAATTGTAAAGATTGTTGACACAAATAATGTAACACCTAACGTTGCATTGTTGTCTACTGCGGCAGATATAACTTCATATTATGATTTCTTTGATGGCCAAACAGACAATTATTATGGTCACTCATACATCAAATTAAAAGCTGGAAGAACAAAACCAAAATCATTGTGGATTTTATTTGACCACTATGAACATTCTGGTGGCGATGGTTATTTCAGTGCTCAGTCTTACAGTAATGTGGGATTTAGTGAAAGACCAACATATAGGGCAACAAACGGCAACGTATACAGTTTGAAAGATTGTTTGGACTTTAGGCCAGCTGTATTAAATGGTCAAAGTAGTTTTGTATTTAAATACAAAATCACACCAACAACCACAAACAATTCTGGTTTCTTTTTACCTGGACACATTACACAGTTTACATCCGACTATTCGTTCTACTTAGGTCGTAGAGACATATTATTTGTAAACAAAAATCAAAGCATTGAATTGATTGAAGGTGAACCAGATATCAATCCATTATTGCCATCTCAACCTGAAGGTTCATTATTGTTGGCCAATATTACATTGGATCCATATACAGAATATGTTCCTGGTGAAGTTATTGGTAAGCCATCAAATGTTAATATTCAACCCGTTCAACACAAACGTTGGTCATTCAAAGACATTACAGACCTACAAAACAGAGTTAACAACCTGGAATATTATTCTTCGTTGAATTTGTTGGAACAAAAAGCAACAACACTTCAAATTCCAGATGTAAACGGTTTGAATCGTTTTAAAAATGGTATTGTTGTGGATGATTTCTCCACATTTGGTGTTGCCGATTCATACAACAATGATTTCAGTGCGGCCATCAACACAAGATTTCAGTATATGACACCAGCCATTCTGGTGAATAAGTATACTTTACAAAATCAACAGTTGCTTTCTGTCAACAATCAGTCACTTTCAAATACAGCAATTAGTTCTCTGACTTATAAAGCAACCAATAATAATATTTCTCCAGTATTCATGTTGAAATATACTGAAGAAACACTTGCATCACAACCATTGGCTAGCCGTTTTATTCCTGTTAACCCATTTGGTGTTGTAAACTCCACTGGTGTTTTATCAATTAATCCACCAATAGATAACTGGATTGATAACACTGCAACACCTGATTTATTGTTTGTCGATCCAAATATTAGATTATTTAATCCTTCAAGTACATTGAATTTGTTGGAAGGAAATCCAACTTTAAATTTTGCTGATTGGCAAACAATTCCTGGTTCAGAAAAAACTTTACCTACATTTGAAGAAAATGGATTTAACGTAACACAAACTACTGCAACAAAACAAAACAAATATACTTACGGATATTGGTCGGAAACATATTCGTTTGAAGGTGATTTCATTAAGAATGTTGCGTTATTACCATATATTCGTTCACAACAAATTACCTTCAGAGCAACAGACTTATTATTCAATACCACAGTTAATGCATGGTTCGATGGAAAACGTGTTTCAAGATTGATTAGAAAATCAAACATTTTGGAACTAACTTCCGTATCGGGATCATTTAAAGTTGGTGATGTTATAGGATACATTTCAAGTTCTATTTTCTATAGAACAGGTGTTGTTTCAGATGTTTACAGATATGCCAACGGAAATATTCGTTTGTATGTGGTTGAAGATCAAACAACAACCACTTATGGTTCAACTGTTGTAAATGCTTTCTTCAATACATCAAATGTATATCAGAACAGTACTGCAAGTGGTACATTAAGTTCTTCTACACATTATTCTGGAAGACCAACTACAAATACAACAAATACAAATACGGTCGCATTGTCTACACTAGCAAATTCGACTGACATTTATAGTGGTTCAGAATTCTGGATTGTAAGTGGATCGGCCACAAGTATACTGTCAATTCCAAAAGGACAAAGCGCAAACATTGTTTCTTACAATACATCCACAAAAACTGTTACACTTGACAGAAATGTGATTATCAATACATCAGATACATATTCCATTGGTTCGTTACAAACAAATGAAATTGGTAACATTTCTGGTATATTCAATTTACCAGGTGGAACTTTCAATACTGGCACCAGAATATTCAGACTCGACAATAGACAAGTTACAAAAGGCATATCAGATTTCTACTATTTAAATGGCACCGAAACAACTTATGCTGAAGCAACATTCTTTGCACAAGGTTTGACCACACAATCGCAAAAAATTAACTTTGCTGCAACAGCAGATGGTCAAAAAAATACTGTTACAACGATTCAACAACAAACTGGTGTAATTAGAGAAACAAGATCAGAAGTGCCAAGAGGAGGCGGCGGATGTTGTGTTATCGCAACTGCACTAACCGACAAGGGTATTTGGCAACAAGAACAGAAAGATACGTTGGTCGAATGGTGTGAAAAGTACCTGCACAATAAGACTTTGGGTGAATGTTTCCGCCGTGGTTACCAAGTCATGGGCTCAAAACTATTGGTACCGGCTCTTCGTGCAGACTGGAAGTGGTTGAATAATTATGCCAACTGGTCATGGACAAATGGCACAAACATGGTGATGGGTAAGAAGTTTAATCCACTTTCTATACCAAACTCACTGATTTGGATTACTATTTGGATGGGTCTAGGTGCAGTAGTGACCAAGAAATTTGCAACGAAATGTTGGACAAGTTTATATAAGTAAATCATGGGAATAAGTGTTGCTGAATATTTTGCACAAAAAGAAGCATGTAATCATTGTCAAGAACATGGTACTGAAGAACATTGTGTAACGACCTTGTTAAGTAGAAAAGAAAATTGTTTTGTATATAACATTATACACAACAATATTGGAGAATATTCTCCTGAACAGGTGCAACTATTACATGAACTCAGAAGTCATTGTTCTGAGGTGGAAAATGTGATTTATTATGTGAGAGGCGAAAGACTTATAGAAAAGATGGGCATATTGGAGAAACCTTTTTATCAACAATCTTTAGTTTTTACCGTAATCAATTTCAAATATATAAAACAAGTG